CCTCGAACTTCTTCCGGCACTCGATGATCTTGTCCTTGGTGAGGCCGATCCCGCCGTTGGCGATCAGCTGGTTCACCGTGTCGTAGACGACCTCGGTCGAGCCGGTCTCGTCCTCCCAGGCGGAGGCGAGCATGGCCGCGATGATCACGTCGTCGATCGTTCGTTCGCAGGCCATCGTGCCGTTCTGCTGGTAGGAGGAAGAGGGGTCGGAACCGATCCGGTGGATGTCGATGGGATCGACCGTCATGTGCAGGTCGTAGAAATCCATCGAGCCGGACCGGCGGTTGTGGGTCTGGTCGGTCAAGACGGTGGGCTGGTTGCGGACGGTGCGCTTGCTCATCGTCGTCGCGGACAGCAGGTCGAAGAACACGCGCTTCCCGACGAGCTTTCCATCGTCGCGGACGGACGCGCGCAGCTTGCTCCTCTTCTGCTGGAGGGCCATGATGACGCCCTCTTTGTACGTTTGGATCTGCCACTTTTCGATGGACATCGCGGTTCCTCCTTCTGGTGGATGGGTTGAACTCCATCGGCCTGGGAGGTTGCCCGCGTGAAGCGGACCTGCCCGAGACCGTCGCAAGGACGGTCCGGACCCGCGAAGGGTTGCCCGGGAAGAAACGGGGTGGGCGGCTCTGTCGTGGCCGCCCGAATCTTACGCCGCGGACCCTCTCGGGTTCCCCGCGGGCCTGTCAGGCTAATCGGTGGACGCTGGCGCCGTTCCGAAACGCAGCTTCTGGAGCCGGTTGACCTTCTCGACGATCTCCTTGTGGTTCGGCTTGGTGGAGTCGTAATACGCCGGATCCTTCATGAGCTTCTGGACTTCGGCCGCGGCCGCGTCGGCGGTCGTGATGCCGTCGACCTCGGCGACCACCCACCCGGCCTCCTGGCTCATCAGGCCCAGGCCGTAGAGCGCCTTCGCCATGCCGGGATGGTTCGCCAGGATCGTCCCGTCGGCCAGTTTGGTCGTCTTGATCATTTCCGAGAACTCGGGGCCCAGGACCTCGGCGGCTTTCTTCGCCAGCCCGATGCGCTTGTCGTATTCCATGCCCCACTCTTTGTTGAGCGCCGCCTCCGATGCCTTGCGGGAGAGAAGCGACCGCTCGGCCGCGGCGACCGCCGTTTTCGCGGTCAGCTTGAAGAAGTGCTCGGCCTGGCGATTCGTAAGGCCCGCCTCGTAGGCGGTCTGGAGGATCGCCTCCTCCATGCCCTTGGGCAGCGTCACGCCCTCGGGAAGCTGCGGCCGCTCGAACTTGTACTCGGCGGCCGACGGCGGCCGGCCGACCTTCTGGTAGAACGCCTGCCACTCCTCGGGCTTCGCATCGTCCTTCGGGATCCGCACGGATGTCCCCTGGAACGATTCGAGCTCGGCGTGGCTTTTTACGAAGGCCGCCTGGTCCTTGAACTTCTCGAGGACCTTGATCGCCTTCTCGTCCGACGCCAGCGAGGTAAATACGCCGTGTCGCCAGTCGTCGGCCTTGTACGGATTCGCCGGTGGTGCCGGTGGAGTGGGCGGCGCCGGGGGAACGGGCGGTGCTGGCGGGGCCGGTGGCCCAGGAGCCGGTGGTGCGGGCGGAGCGGGAGCGGGTGGAGCAGGAGCGGGTGGTGCCGGGGGATCAGGCATTGTTGCCTCCTTCCGGACCCTTCGAGAGGGTTGCCCGGGTAATAGCCATGATCACGGCTGCGCCCCCATCAAGGAACGCACCGGGGATCTCGCCGCGGCGCTTGAAGCCAGCGTGGGCAGCCACGATCAGAGACGGCTTGTTGCTTTCCGGTATGATCCCGACGATTGCTTCCGCGCGGGTGTGCTTGAACATCCACGCGATGAACCGCCGGGCTCCCGCCACGGCGACCTTCCCGCGGTATCCCGGAAGCGCCGCCTGATGTCCCCTGTACGCCAGTCCCGCCAGCCGGTGCGCGACGAACACGAGCCCGCGCCCCTCGAGCAAAACGATGATGCCCGGAGAGGCCAGGAACTCGCGGATCCTGTCCTCGTCCATCCCGGGCATTGCGGGCTGGATGGATGGATCGAGCAGCACCCTCGCGGCCGTTGGGAAATCGCCAGGCCCCAGGCGACGCATCAGGTTTCCGCCTCGGCCTGCGGGGCCTTCGGCGTCTCCGCCTCCTCGGCCAGGATGGTGAGGATCCGCAGGATGACGTTCCGCGCGCAGGCGATCGCGTGGGAGTCGTACGGGGACCCGGGGACGTACCCGTCGACGTCGTAAAACTGCTTCCGCAGATCCGAGAGAACCACGCGGCCGTCGGGGGAATTGAACACGATGCTGTAGCTCTGCCGGATGCGCTTCTCCTGCGCGGCGCGTTCTTTGGCCTGGTCCTCGTCATCCTGGTGCTGCAGTGCACGCTCGAGCCGGGGATCCACCTACATCATCCCCATCGCTTCGTCGGAGGGCGCCGGCAGCGCGCGGGTCGGGCCCGCATTCGCGGCGGCGTCGCCCTTCGCCTTGAGGAAGGGGGCCTTGTTCCGCATTTCCTCGGAGCCGGCCAGCCGCTCGTTGATCGCCTGCTGCCGGGCAGCTGCGTCGGACCGGGTCTTCCGGATCCCGATCACCTCGTCCTTCGAGTGCATCACCTTCGACGGGACGCCGGTGGTTTCAGCGGTGTGCCAGCCCATCTCGTCGAAATTCGCCACGTCGAGCACCGAGGGGTCCTGCATCTCGACCGCAGCTTTGATCCACAGGGACGCCCACCGTTCGATCGCCATCGCGTCCCCGGAACGCTGCGCCCGGGCCAGCGGTCCCTGGTACTCGATATCGATCTGGCCGCTTCCCTCCTGGATCGCGCGCATTACCTCGCGGGGCGGAGGCGGAAGCAGCCCGGCCCGGAACCGGATTCCGAAACAACGCTTGATCGTAGGGTTGAAATGTTCGTCCTCGAGGCGCCCCACCGTGGGGCCGAGCGCCCGCTGGTTCCGCTCGTCGCGGATGGTGACCTCTCGGGCCGTCATCTGCGGACCGTTGTCGGGCAGCGTGAAAAGATCGTAGTAATAAACCCGGTAAATCTTCTGCTCGAGCCGGTCCTCGAGGAGCTCGGGCACCTTGAACTCGGATCCGGTGAGCAGGGGCTTGATCGGTGGGTTGAAGTGCTGGCCGCCGCCGGGAAGAGAGGTTCGCACCACGTTCAGCGCGGCCGGTGTCAGCCGCACCTTCCCGATCACGCCGCCTTCGGGCACGAGCAGGGGCGGCCGCATCGAAAGCGGCGCCGCCATCAGTTTTTCTTCGACGACCTTGTTCAGCGTCTTGATGTCGGGAAGCGCCGTGTCGGTCGGTCCCCGCCCGTACGGCTCCCCCGAGGACTTGCGCCAGCGCGAGGTGGGGATCGGCCATTCCTGGTAGCCGCTTTCTTTCAGGAGCGCCAGCGTGTCGTACTCGAAATAGTAACAGGCGTACGGCATATCCTCCGCCAGCACCCCGCGGCCCTGGCGCCCGCCCTCGCGCGGCATGATCGCGTGGAGAACCTCGACCCGCCGGTCCTTTTCCGAGCTTTCCGCCAGCCGGACCGTCTCGGCGGACGGAGCGGTCTTGCCCCACTGGTCCACGATCTGCGCGGCGCTCATCAGGACCTTGCGAAAGATCCCGTGGACCCGGCGTCGATGGTCCTCGATCACGCAGTAATCCCCGACGTTGACGGCCGTGAAACGGAAGCTCCCGGGGTTGTCGTCCTCGTCGATCAGCAGGGAGCACGTGGCGAACGCCCCCAGGTCGAGATAGTTTTCGTGGATCTCGGAGTAAAAATTCGAGTCGGCCATCGCAAAGTAAAGGTCCTCGGTGCACTCGTCGATCCATTCCGCTGCGGCCTTCACGTCGTTGAGGCGCGGGTTCCGGAACTTCAGCATGAACCAGCGCATCGTGCGGTTCGTCATTGCGCCGGCCATCGTGCTGGCCAGGATCTCGTTTGCGTGGATGGCGGTGGAGTCGTACAGCTTCTGCGTCATCTTCTGGCCTGGGGCGAACCGCATGGCCAAGTTCGCCTTGCCCGGCATGACGTAATCGGCGTGTTCCATCCAGCGGGAGAGGTACGGCCAGCGTTCGGACTCGAGGTAGAGATAGCGATCCTTCAGCTTGTGGAGAAAGGTCTGGTCGACGCGCGCCATCGGGTCAGTTCCCCAGGAGGGTCTTGCCGGAATCGGCAAGGCTGGTGCCGCCCAACGCCGACGGGCCGCCGGTCAGCACCGTGGACGAGAACCCGCGACGGCGAAGGGCCCGGGAGCGCGCCGCGCCCTTGGCGGCCTGCTCCTCGTATTCGGCCTGCCGGATCCGGGCGTCGGCCGCCGCCTGCGCCTCGTTCGTTTTTTTCTGCTGTTCCTCCTTCTGGCCCGTGGTCGGCTCCCCCGCCAGGGGCTTGTACACCGACTCGCCGAGCTCCTGGATCGGGTCAATAATATTTTCCCCGAACCAGGAATCCCCGCCGAACAGGTCCGAACCGAGATCGCTGAAGAAGTCCCCCACGTCGCCCATCGAACCCTCCTACGTTTCCGCCTCGGTCTGGTACTCGGCCGAGGAATTGTCGCCGAAGATGTTGAAGGCCGTCTCCGCGCGGGTCTGCACGTTCACGCCCCGGAAATCGCGGATCCCCTTGATGCCCATCCGGTACGCGCTGGTCGCATGCTCCGCCCAATTGTGGAGCGGGCGGTTCACGAACGTCCGCTTCTCGTCGTCCCACTCGCGCTGGTAGCTTTTCAGGGCGTTTAAGCCTGCCTTGATGCGCGGCTCGTGGAACAGGCTCT